GTGATGGTCAAGAAGTTGAGCTTTGTACTCAGAAAGAAGAGGAAGCTGTAAAACTGGCAAAAAGAGCCATAAGACTGTTAAACAGGACTAATCAGAAGCTTCAGTAAAGACTGCTTCTTCTGCTTCCAGGAGAGGTTTGTAGTCTGACAACAGGTCCTTAATTCTTGTCTTGATCTCAGTTTCAGACAAAGATTCCAAAGAACCTGTGCGAATTTCCTTACGCTCAACATAAAGACCGGCCGCTCTTCCTCTTTGAACTTCCGCGGAAACCGCAGCCGTTAAATTCCCTTTTTCAAGAGCCTGATCTCGAATGTCTGCTAGTTTTCTAACATGTCTTCCAAACGTAACTTCGTATTTACGATCCACTTCTGCTTGGAGTTCTCTTATGTATCTGACTACAACAGGATATTTTTGTGGGTTTAGAAGTTCTGATGCTCGGACATGAGCACTTTCTTTGCTATATCCGGCTGTGATTGCACACTCGGTTTGGGTTTTAGATCCGTCGTTGTAAACAAACTCTTTCGCAAATTTGATTTGCTTGTTGGTCAAGTGTTTATCGTTTCGGCCTTTTATGTTTCCTGATGTTCCTTTTGGCATGTTTGAATTATACCCATCAAAGTAAAAATAAGTAAAGATATTTCACCGCACCCACCGCACCTCCACCGCACCTCACTCAGGTTAGGTGAAAACCCCTATAAACAAAGGCTTTCATCCAAAACGCACCTCCGCACCTCACTTTTTGAAAAAAAATTCTGATTAGTCTTTTGTAAAATCTCAAAAACAGAAGTTCAGGTTAGGTTGTAGTTGTCTATATAGGAAAACAAGACCCCTTGATTTTAAAGGGTTTCAGGCGTACCATACCTCGATTTTTACCTAACTTCTAGTGAACTTCTACGTTTTTTTGAGGTGCGGTGGATAAATCAACACAAAACCCCTAGAAATTGAACCTTTATGCCTATAAATTGGAGCTCACCGCATGGAAACAGCAAGAAAACTGTGGGAAATGACCAAAAGTCCCTGGTCCTTCGTCCCTAAAAAACTCAACGAACGTCAAATTGTACAATTCCTACTCGACGTATTTCTTTCCACAATTATGCTTGTATGTATGGGACTAGTTCTATATACTTAGTCAATTAACTATAACTAAGCGCGTTAAGTTCTACGGATAAGAGGTGGTCTCAGTTCGTAGATTTGTAAAAAGTTTACTAAAGATTAGCGCTTAGTTCTCCCAAGTGGATTTTAGTAAACAATGAGGCCACAACACTTAAACACACGGAGAAAAAAATGAACCTGAAACCACAAACGGTATTGAGCACGTTCGACGGCATGAGTTGCTTTCGCATCGTTCTTGACCAACTAGGCATACCCATCAAACAATATTTCGCATCAGAGATTGACAAATATCCAATACAAATCGCGCAAAAAAACTATCCGGATACGATACAACTGGGCGATGTCACCAAAGTATTCGCAAAAGACCTGCCCCCCATAGACATTTTAGTGGGCGGTTCGCCATGCCAAGGATTTTCCTTTGCCGGCGATCAATTGGCCTTTGACGATCCGCGCTCCGCTTTGTTCTTTGAGTTCGTAAGACTGTTAAAAGAGTGCAAACCAAAATACTTTTTATTAGAAAACGTGCGCATGAAAAAAGAGTTTCTTGATGTCATCACAGAGCAACTCGGTGTCGAACCCATTTTCATCAACAGTTCGCTAGTCAGCGCACAAAACCGGCAAAGATATTATTGGACCAACATACCGAACGTACAACAGCCTGAAGATCGTGGCATCGTATTAAAAGACATATTGGAAGACTCGGACTGGTTTACGGACCGAGACAAATCGCATTGCCTCGATGCCAACTACTTCAAAGGCGGTAATCTTAAAAGCTACTTCGAAAAACACAGAAGGCAGTTGGTGTTTAAAAACGACACAACAAACCTTCCTGAAAAAGCAGACGTGCTAAAAGCAAACTACTACAAATCTTCTCGTGCAAACTTTGAAAACGACAAGAAAAAAGGAAACAAGTTCAGTGCAACAGGCATACCGCAAAAACCCATCCAAGTCGGCACAGCAGTAGACCTCAAAGGGTTTGACATCATCAAACGCGTGTACTCACCGGAAGGCAAATCGCCCACTTTGACAACCATGCAAGGCGGTCATCGACAGCCAAAAGTCGTAACAGGCGCATGGCGCGGTAGGTACAACGAAGACGGATCAACCACACAGAAACTAGAGCTCCGTAAAGACGAAAAAACAAACGCACTGACAACAGTACAAAAAGATAACGTGCTGACAAAAGACGAGGTTTATTGGAGAAAGCTCACACCACTGGAGTGCGAGAGATTACAAACAGTACCTGATAATTACACCGAAGGCGTCAGCAACACACAACGCTACAAGATGCTCGGCAACGGATGGACAATCGAAGTCATTAAACACATATTTAAGAATATTAAATAAACCTACGTCCGTAATCGCCTAGGTTTAGAACCTCATGCACAGGTGAAGAACCTTTGACCAAACCACCTTTTTGCATCCTACCTTCAAATCCACCGCCTTCGATGAGCATTTCTCGAAGCGGTGCGATTTCCAATGCAAAAACAGGGACAGGTTTTTCTACTGTCCGTCCTGTTTCTGCGTCGCTCACCTGTCCTATAAATTCAGTTATCTTTTTAAAGTCTAAATCGAACTCTTTGGCTATTTGTTCAGCTTCGTTAACAGCCTCTAGGTAAGGACTTGTCGGACCGCCTCCAGCACTGGCAGTAGGAATGTAAAGGTGAGTCACACTGGGATCGTGCATAAGACTTTTTACAATTGTAAGTTGAACCATAGCCCTAGCCCAGTCTTTTACGCTCTTTAAAGGCAAATCAGGCGTTACACCAGGACCCGTCGCAGCGGCCTCAGATTCTCTTGAACGCAAGAGTTTAAGCTCTTCAATGGTTGGAAGAGTGTCTGGATTAGACGCTTTTTTATACGCCTCAAAAAGAACGGGGTTGTGTATCAAAGCCTCTTCAAAAAACGGCTTATACAACGCAGCGAGCTCTTTCTTTTTAGCTTTGGTCGCCAAAGTTTTTTCGTTGTCTAAAAACAATTGAATCTTTTCTCCAACCGCTTCAACTTCTGGGTCATTCACACTATCCGCATCCAACAGACCGCGTTGAACGAAAACCCCTGGGCTATAGAGAAAAGGAAAAGTCTGTCCAACCCAAGCATCTATCATCGCATCCGTATCTTCTTTAGTAAGATCCATTCCCAACAAACGCAGCGGGTTGAGTATTCCTGTTGCCCTAGACAAAGCAGGCGTTTTTTCATGCAATCGAAACTCGTCTTTCATGTTTTTCATCGCTGTCTTCGATATCATTTCTCCGGTTATCTCCCAAGCTTTGTTTAAGTTCGGCTCCATTTCTTTAAAAACGCGTTCAGGAACCGTGTACTTAATAGCCCTACGATAGTCCCAGTGATCCAGTTTGTCTTGCGTGTCTTGCGCTATCCATTCAGGTCGTAAAAAAGATTTTTGGTCAAAGTTAGGCAACAAAGAACCCAAAACCACACTCGGAGCGGTTAGGCCCCCACCGACCTTGAACATGTTGTCCAAAGCGTTTCTAAAAACGTTTCCGTTGTCTAGCCTAGTAAGCTCTTTATTTGTGAGTTTGGTTCCCCCAACCTTGCTTTTATAAACAAAGTCACTGTATTTTGGGTCCGGACTTTGCACCCAACCATGCGCTCCCGATTGTATTTCGGTCATGTTTGTGCCCACGGTGTTTTTATATTTACCGTCTGGTCCATGGCTAAACATGCCTCCACGCATCCACGCCACCGTTCCAGGTCCAGTCCAATGATGCATTTTCTCTTCGTAAGAGTAGTAATCAGGGTCGCGTCGTTTTATTTCTTCTTGGTAAGAAGCGATTCTTCTAAGCTGTTCGGTTGTAGGAGCGGTTAAATCTATGCCGGGAGGAAGCTCAGACAATCTGGCTTCTCCTTCTGGATCAATCTCCGCATCATAGTTTAAAACAACCTCTATGTCTTCGCCCAACCTTCTTAACTCAGGGGTGCCCTCTCCTCGAAACTCACTAAACGTTTGCATAGTGGCGCCGTGTTTTGGTATATAAGGTTCAATCGGCCTCCCGGCTAAAGAATCGGACGGAAAGAACATAGAATTAAGAGAAACTATTCCAGCCATTCTTTCGTCGGCTTTTTCCAATGCATCATCCACTTTTTTCTGCATCGCCGAATCCTCTTGTCTAGGAAACTCTAGTATTCTGGTTTGAATGTCTTCGCCGGGCTCTGAATCTTCTAAAGTATCTATAAGTATCTTAGGGGCATCGGCGTTTGTTAGTTCTTCTTTAACAATCTCAAGAAACCTGTCTCCAAAATAAGTGTCTCTATCAAACCTTTCATCTAAATCCGGAACAGCAAAAGAAGTGTAGTCGTCTTGGTCGACGCCCCTACCAAAATCTGACAATAAAATACCGTTAAACCCAGACAAGTGGTTTACATACCTGTCTATGATGTCTTGCTTGGTAACTTTTTCTTTTCCTTTGTTTAAAAGAAAATCAGCTATCTTTCCTTCTATCGCTTTAACAGCAAACAAACGGTTTTTTTGTTTTTTGTGACTAAACACACCGTGTGATGCGGCCCCCTTTCCTGGCGCAACTTGAATATTTAAAAGCTTTAATGCTTCGTCAGCCGGTACTGGTTTGTTAGGAAAGTTTGCCAACAAAGGGTTTTCCGGAGACAAAAATTTACTGTACGAGAACAAAGTTGGCTCAACCATACCTTGTTTTGAATTGAACAAAATGTCGGCCTGTTCTTCGCTAAACCTTGGCTTTACCATTCCAAGTGGAGGGGTGCCAGCATCAAAATAGGGGTCTGGATGCTTTATGTCCGAAGATATTCCTTCAACTTTCAATAAAGGAGGTTTGTTGTAGATGTCTTTTCCTTTAATTTTTGGCTCATTGAGATACATTCCAGGTCTCAAAGACTTTACTTCGTCGTAATAACCTTTCGATAATTCTTCGACTGTAGATAAAATTTTCTCTTCGTCAAAAAACTCAAGCCTTTCGTCGTCCGCATACTCTGGTGGGGTCAAATAAGCATTGTCGTTTGACACTCTACTAATCACTCTTTTAACAAGAGGAATAACATCTTTTTCCTTAATGCCGGCTTCTTGCGCCACTTCAATCATTTTAGGAAAGAGAGAGTCAAAGCTTTGTGCGTCAACGTTTCCACTAGACATTTGTGAAGTAGTAAGATCTAAAAACTCTAGTTCAGAAGGCTCATAGGCTTTTATCAGATTTGGATACAACCCCTCTGCTCTATTTCTTGCAGCAGCCTGTGCCGTCTCCAACCGAGCTTGTCTTTGTGGATCTTCAAGTACAGCGGGCGCTTCGTCAACAACTTCTTCAGGGGTAGGGGACTCCTCCTTCTTCTTACCAAAAAGTTTTGTAAAAGGGTTGACTGCTAGAGTGCCGTCTTGGGTCGGAGGAGCTACTTGTCCAAGCACTTGGGTACCAATCTGTGTGCCTGTTCCAGCACCGGCTCCCAACAAACCTTCACCAACGGCGGCTTTGGGATCAAACTGTAGTCCTTGGGCCGTGAGCGCTGAACCGCCAATTTGTTCCAATGAACCTTGTGCGCCCTCAGTCAGTCCTTCAGCAACACCGGCTTTAACTGTTTGTTTTCCCGCTTGTTTAAGAGCGCCTTTACCAATGCTGTTTAGAACCCCAACGTTTTTAATACCAACCGCGTTTAACACACCACTGGCCGTTGCTGTGCCCAGCGCGCCTGTCCAATCTTCCCAATTCGGCTCTTCTCTACCTTCGTTTTTTGCCCTTTCCAATGCAACAGGTCCAGCAATCTGCACCGCTTCAAACAAAGCTGGGCCCAATAAAGCCCCAACCGCCATGCCGACAGGTCCCGCTTGGGCACCAATTGCTGCGCCACCGGCTCTGGTCGCTAAACTTCCAGCGATTTGTCCGGCTTGTTCAAATATGGCTCTTGGAAAATACTCCCAATTAAACCCTTCGCCCTGGGCATTGATAAACTCTCCGGCCGCAGCTTCATAGTTTTCAGGTTCTTTAACAATGTCACGCATGAACTTTTCCCAACCCTCCATACCAAGGGCTTGAAAAGTGGTTGCCATGTTCTCCAGGGGTTGATCTATTGCGTATCGAAAAGCCGAAGAAAGGCTTGTATCTTTGGGGGTCGTCGCCATACCCCTATCATACACTTAATGTCGGTTTGAAAAAAGTCCTTGGTCCGTCGTTGTTTGCATAATAAACGTGGCTAGTTCGACCATCGTCTCTCGATCAAGGTCTGTGGTATTGGTAACAGAAGACAACAGCACAACCAAAGCAGTGGCTATTTCCCAAGGGCTTACCTCTTCTTCGTCAAAATGATTTCTTATGATTGGAATCATATCCGCAACGATTTTATCTACGGTTGTCTGTGTCATGGGGTGCTCTAGGTATTCTTTTACTGTGTCTGTACTCATCATTATAGCCTTTTATTTAAACCAATTTCTTATTTCTCCAAGAACCTCGTTGCTGATTTTAACCTTACTCAAAAGGTTCTGAAGGATTTTTTCATCAACCGTGTTTTCTGATACGAGGTCGATGTATGTGCAACTTTTGTCTTGTCCTATTCTGTGAATCCGATCCTCGGCTTGCACCCTCAATTCTAAATCATAGGAGTTAGAATAAAATATCATGGTACCGGCTTCAGTTAAAGTAATACCTCGACCGCCTGTTTGTGGGTTGGAAATGAAGTAGCGCAACTCAGACTCTGGATCTTGAAACCTGTCAATAATTCTTTGTCTTTCATCTTGCGGTGTCTTGCCGTAATAAGAGGCCACAGAACCTTCACCAAACTTCTCCGCTATGGCTTTTTCCAACTGTTGAATGTCGGTTTGAAACACAGCAAAAATCACAGCCTTATCAGACGTTTCTTCTAATAGGTCTAACACGGTGCGCACTCGATTGTTCTTAAGAACAATTGTTTCTCCGTCTTCGTTACGCAAGCTGCCGGCAACCACTTGCTGCAGTCGCATGATTTGTGTCAGCACGTTCATGGTGCTGAATACTTCGTTGTCTAAAACCATCAACGCTTTTTGTTTCATGGTTCCATACGCTTTTTTCTGTTCATCGGTCAGTTCAACATACCGCTTTGTGTAAACTTTCGGAGGAAGGTCCAGGCATTGGTCCTTCGTCTTACGGATAGAAAAATCTTTGATGGATTCTTGCAGCTCCTCAAGCCTTTGAAACCCTACGATCTGTTGAAAGCTGTGCGATCCCATGCGACGTGCCTGAGTAATGGCGTAGCGTGCGCTGAACGCATAGTAACTGCTGAAGCCGAGTAAGTTAGGCGACAGAAAATAACATTGGCTGTACAAATCCAGGGGGGCTTTTGTGATGGGAAATCCGGTAAGGATTCTTCGGTAGTCAGCAAGAGGTGCCAACTTGATTAAATGTTTCGTTCTCTTAGCTTTCGGATTCTTTATCGTAGTGGATTCATCAATGGCCATCATTACATCGTGAACAACCATAAACTCTTCCACAAACTTACACGCTTTGACAGTAGCAAACGCTTCGACGTTGACTAAAAAGATGTTTAGTGTTCCGTCGCTGTCGCCTTCAACCATTTCTTTATAGTCTTTGAGCCACTGTTTTGTGTGGTTGGGCTGCCAAACCAAAACGTTTCTTTGTATGTGGTCCGGTAAATGTTTGTTGACCTCATGCACGTCCCAGTTTCTTAAATTGCCTTTTGGTGATACAATAAGAAGTCCAGTAATTTTTCCTTGCTCGAACAAAATACCGGCGTTGTCTAACAGAATTTTTGACTTACCAAGGCCCATTTCAAGGAAAAGTGCGTAAAGACTTTTGTGAGCACTCTTGGCTAAAGTTTCTCGTTGATGGTCGTAGGGTTCGGTTTTGTAATTATACGCTTCTATATCCATTATTTTCATATCCTTCGTTATTCGTTAAAATATTTCTTGCAATCTATTCTACTCATAGTATAAGATTAGTCAACCATGACGAGAGGACGAAAGAAAAAAACTATTTTAGAAATCTGCAGCAACAGACAAAATGAATGGTTTATAAACTTCACCCCTCATCAGAGTTTCGGCGAATCTTTGGGACCGTTTAACTCGTTGGACGAATGTCTAAGATATGTTTACACTATCCTAGACA